AATACGCTTACCCGTTTTAAGAAGCAACTCATTGAAACTAATGAAAAATGCAAAAACTACACTGACTTTATGATACAAAAGCGTGAGGAAATTATCAAAAATGTTTTTAAGAATAAAAGCGACAGCGTCGTGAATTGCCCCGTTGCATTTTCCTATATTATTAATAATATTCAAGGACAGCAAAGTATTAACGCTAATTCACTCGTAGATATTACGCCGTTAGAGGCGTTTGGCATGATTGAAGAAATGTACAAAAATTTGGAGCGAATGCACTATTCGCCTCCAACGCAACTATTCAAAGTTTTATACTATTATTATTTGTCTCCGAAAGAGTTGCTCTTTGTCAAGAGATTCAATAAAACGGCGCTTTCTGTATTGCTTAATACGATTCAACTGACTTACAAGCGTGCAATTGTCACACCGGGTGAAATGGTTGGTATGCTTGCAGCTCAATCAATTGGTGAGGTGTCAACACAAATGACGCTCAACTCAGTAACATTTGAAACTAATATTATTGTAAGAAATTCTAAAGGAAAAATTTCTAAGGTTCAAATTGGGGAGTTTGTAGGTAAACACATTGACGCTGCTAACAAATTAGAATATTATTCAGAAAACGATACCACTTACGCAGAACCTAAAGAATATTTTGAAATTCCGTCTTGCGATGAGAATGGTAATGTTCTCTGGAAAAAAATTGAGGCGGTAACTAAACACCCCGTAATAAATAAAGACGGAACAAATACAATGTTGAAATTTACAACAGACGAAAATAGAGAAGTTATTGTTACTAAAGCAAAATCTCTATTAAAATTGGTGGACGGAAAGATTGTCCAAATGGATGGAGATAAGTTCAATGTTGGAGACTATATTCCAGTTAGCACTAAAAAGATTGATTTTGTCGAGTCAAAGTCATTAAATTTGCGTGAAATTCTTTCACCCACAGAATACATTTACTCTTCAGAAGTAGAAAAAGCGAAAAATGTTATGCACGAACGTCGTTGGTGGTCAAAACATCAAGGGTCAACATTTACATTGCCATATTCTAGAAGTGACTCTTTTGTTGCAAAGGTCTCTGATAAGCTTAGAACTGATTGTAAAAGCAAGACTGGATTTGTGGAGGGGTGCGTTTATACAAAACAGACCAATATGAATGCATACACTATTCCCGAAGAAATACCATTAGACTATAATTTTGGTTACTTGCTTGGCGCGTACGCAGCCGAGGGGTGCATGACAAAGTTTCAAATATCAATAGCAAATAATGATGAAAAATATTTTGGTCCAATCCAAACTTTGATCAAGAATTGGAATATTAGAAGTAAAATTTATACGCAAGAAAATAAAGGAAAAGAAGGCTGGACAAGTCAAGATTTGCGAATTTATAATACGATCTTATGTCGTATTTTGGAGTCTCTTTGTGGAAAAATAAGTCACACCAAATTCATAAGTGACAAAATTGTATTTTCAAACAAAGAATGCCTTCTTGGATTCTTGGACGCATATATTGGTGGCGATGGAACTATTGATAAAAAAAGTAAAATGATTTCTATGAGTTCAGTTTCTAAAGAAATGTTAATTGACGTGCAACAAATTTTAAACAATCTTGGTGTATATAGTTTTATCAAAAAACTCAAAAAACAATCTGAAAATAATAGAGGAACTTTGCCAGAGAACATTCAGCAAGGTTATATCTTGTATGTGCGAAACAAACAAGCTCAACAATTGGCGGGAATGTTAGATATTAAAATTAACCATAAAAATCAAAGTTGCAAATTCATAAACGAAAACATTTTGAAATTTGATTACAAAATTAATAGAAGTTACTTGTCTGTTCCAAATGAAATAAATGGAAAAATTGTTATGGAAAAAAGAGTAAACGGACTTCTAGATGATGTGCTTTTTGATAAAATTGTATCAATTGAAGAAGTTCCAAACACTACAAATTATGCATATGACTTGACTGTAGAAGACACTAGAAATTTCAATATTTATAATGGTCTTGCTTTAAGGGATACTTTTCATTTTGCCGGAGTTGCAGCAAAGTCTAACGTGACTCGTGGTGTACCAAGAATTGAGGAAATTCTTTCGCTATCTAGCGAACCAAAGAACCCTTCACTGACTGTATTCTTGAAAAAGGAAGACGAAACTGATAAAGATAAGGTGCATTCAATCATGTACATGTTAGAGCATACTATTTTGGAGGAGATTGTTGAGTCGGTTGAAATCTGCTTTGACCCGGATGACTTGAATACACTCATTGCCGAAGATAAAACGACAATGGAACAATATAGAGTATTTGAAAGTATGGTGGATGAATGCGCGGACGTTACAATTGCCGATGATGAGAATGAAAAGTCTAAATGGATTGTGCGAATGGTGATGGACCAAACTATGATGTTGGAGAAAAATATTACTATGGATGATGTCAACTTTACCCTAAAAAATAGTTATGGAGATGAAATCTCGTGCGTATTTTCAGACTACAACTCTGATAAGTTGGTATTCCGAATCAGGATGAATAACATTATAAAGCAAAGTGGGTCTAAAAGTGGACAGAAGAAGAAGGTGAATCCACTAGACCAATCTGACCAAATTTATCTTTTGAAGAATTTTCAAGACCAACTTCTCAAGAACATTGTTTTGCGCGGAGTCAAAGGAATTAACAAGGTCATTATGCGCAAGATTAAAGATAATATGGTTGAAACAAATGGCATTTTCAAGAAGCAGGACATTTGGGTTTTAGATACTATTGGTACGAATATGATGAGTGTTTTGGCGCTTGATTATATTGATGCATCTAGAACTATTAGCAATGATATTGTCGAAGTATTCAATGTACTTGGTATTGAAGCAGCTAGACAAACTATTTATAACGAGTTAGCAGATGTGATTGAGTTTGATGGAACATACATTAACTCGCACAACTTTAGTTTATTATGCGATAGAATGACTTTTACTAGTAAAATGATTTCGATTTTCAGGCACGGGATCAATAATGATAATATTGGACCTATTGCTAAGGCGTCATTTGAGGAGACACCAGAGATGTTCTTGAAGGCGGCTAGACATGCGGAACTTGATACAATGAGAGGTGTTTCGGCAAACGTGATGTGTGGCCAAGAGGGATTTTATGGAACAAGTGCATTCCAGGTAATTTTGAACATTGACCAGATGAAGGAACTGGAAGAAGCAGTGCAATACGAAGTTACAAAAGACGAAGAAGATATAGAGAAAATGTTTGGTTCGATCGAAGACCAAGACGATAAATGTAGTATTAGTAAGCTAGCAATACAAAATAATGTTGTCAGTATTGGTTCAGCTAACCTAGGGTCGGATAACGATTACAACCCAGGATTTTAATAGCGGAAACCCGCTAATTTTGATTTGTTTTATTTTTTATAAAACATTTTTTTATTTTATCTTCTCTTATTATTTATAATGACTGGTAAAAAACGTTCTGGTTTAGCAAATGATAGAAGAGCATATTGTTATCCAAGTTGTAATGTAGCGCCTTCTTCTATAAATCCGTGTGACTTGTTGCCAAAAAATACGCCGTATCAATTATGTAGCCCATGGCCTCAATTTGGAGGATTAGATAATACAAATTCAAGATTCTCGCCCATTTTAGCAAGCCAAACTGGAAAGCCTACCTTATTAAATGTTTCAAACAATTTATTTCAAGCAAATACTTCGCCCGCTATAGCTAGAGATGGAACTATATACATTGGTTTCAATGTTATTAAAACTATTGATTTGCCCAATTTTCCTTCACAAGGTTATTTAGTTGCTTTTAATAGTAATGGAAGTATTAAATGGACATATACTTTAATTAATCCCAGTCCGAGTGAAGTTTACGTTTATTTTGATTATTCAACTCCTACTATTGGTAGAGATGGAACAATATATTTTGGAACCATTACAAGTAATATTGGTAATACTGTTGCTGGTCCAGTACAATCGACTTCTGTTTACGCCATTAATCCAGATGGCACACTTAAATGGATAAAAAACGTTGTGCCGACGGGGTCGCCAGGACCTTACCCTAATGCCAATAATTCTGTATCTATAAGCGCATCGCTAGTTATTGGAAGTAATAATAATATATATTTTGGCTGCTACTCTAATAATAGTATTAATCCGCCTGCTATTTATCAGCATGCATCATTATTTTCTATTAGTTTGAGTGGCGCAACAATTTGGGAATATTCGTTATCTTCATCTCCAGCAAACTTATCAAGTTCAAAAATAGTAGATAGCGTGGCTATTGATAATATCAATAATATATATTTTATTTGTCAACAAGATTCTACAACTTTGGTATATTTAATATCACTAGATGCAAATGGAACATTTAGATACAAATGTGACTTAAATAATGGAAAAACCGATTTAATGAGTACAAATGGGCGACCTGTTTTGAGTGTAGATAATTCTATAGTTTATGCAACATCTTGTGCAACAAATGTTGATAACAAATGTTATTTATATTCTATTAATAAAGAAAATGGTTTTACAAGTTTAACTCAAACATTTAACAATATTTTTTTTTTGGCGACAAGATTTAATAATTCAATGGCTCGCGATACTAATAATAATTTGTACTTTTCATTTACTATTGCAAACAATATTGAATTTTTTAAATTTGATGCAGCTATATATTCTGTTAAAAATAATTCAGTCAATTGGACATATACAATACCTTCGCCGGATGTCGGTGTACTCGTTATTATAGATTGCACTCCAGCTTTAGGTGCTGATGGAACGTTATATTTTGGTGTGGCATATTTTAATATTATCAATATTTCTATGAGTGCATACTATATGTACGCTTTAAACTCTAACGGAACTTTGAAATGGAGTAAATTATTATCAAATAATTCTTCTGTGTTTTCTACAAGTCCAGTTATTAACTTACAAGGAAATGTAATTATATCCGTTTTAACTAGCGACTATATTTCTAATACTGGTTCTAATTTGTACTCTTTCAACTAATTTATATTAATAATTCGCCCTGTTTTACAATATTTTGCAAATAATATTAAACACAAAATTATAATATTATTAATGGAATCTTTTTTCTATGTTGCTCAAAAAACAATGAATCCGGCACTGGAACCATATGTTTTTACAAATAGAGGAGATAAACTCTTAAAATTTTCAGAAATGTTAAGAATTGGTAAAAAAGAATACGATTGCTTGCATGATTATGTATATTTGGAAGTTATGAATGATCAAAATAAGAAAATGACAAAATTTCAATGGCTCAATTCTATTCTTGAAAATATGTTTTGCTCTGATAAGTTTAAAGAGAGAGCAATAGATTTGTTTGGTTCTATTCAAAAAAAATTATCTTCTTTCTCCAGGATAGCATACTTATATAAACTAAAAAAAGCGCCGATTAAAATAAAAACAGACATATTTTTGAATCCAATAAAGGAAACGGATAAAAATGTTATGTGCATTTTTGATTCGCAAAACTTGTGTAAATATTTATTTACTATTACGGATTTAATGCAAATAATAAAAAAATCGTTAATGCATGCTCCTAATTTTTTTTCGGACCCGTCTGATTGTAAAAACCCATATACAAATATTCCATTTAATAAGTCAACGCTTTATAATATTTATTTTTTCATACGGCAACGCAACTATGTTATGCCACAACTAATACATAATTTTTTTATTGAAAATTTTGACTTGGAACGTTTCCGTAAAAATAATCTGTTCCTTATTCGAGAAAATGCTATCAAAGACCATGTAGATAATATGGAGACGCAGGAAGCTGTTGATTATATTCATTCTATGCTACGAAGTTTCTACCCTAAGAAAGTATATATTAGCGATGATTTTCCAAAACAAAGACTTATTACCATCATGAAACCATATTTATATTATTATTTTACTAGTATTTACTCACTATGTTTTGAGAAAAAACACGAATATTATCATAAATTGGAATCAAAATTGAGAAAGTTCTTTCGGTTTAATCCAAAATTTGGAAAGAAATATCTAAAGTTGCAAGCAGAACCAGTATTAGACTTGAATAACATAAATATTCAAAACCCTTTTGATACTAACGCCCCACAAAAACAAAAACATGTCATTTTTGATGATAAACACATAAATTTTTATGAAAAGGATGATTGCAGTTTTTTAACTTCGCATATTAAAAATAAAGACGATGATGATGCAAGCGATGAATCTGAAGAAGAAGAAGACTTGGCGGAAGATGTGTCTCAACATTTAGCTGAATTTAATTTGCCAAATCTTAACTTAAACCAGAACACAATGCAGAATCAAAATTATACAAACCCCGCTCCTGTTCCAGTTCCAAGTCGGCTTATGGGGACTCAAAGAAATCGTAATCAAAATCCTTTTGCAAACCTAGATATAAGTCGAATTAGAAACCAACATTACAACTACTACACCGGCCAAAATCAAAACCAAAATCAAAATCAAAATGAAGAAGAAAATGAAAATGAAGACGATGATTCTGCAGTTGATATACTAGAGCAAATATTACAAATGGAACAGCTTACGTATTCAGAAAATAATTACGAAGATGATGTTCAGGATGATGCATCATATAGTTAAGTTAACGCAAACTATTTTGTAGCGTTATGCCTGGATTAAAAACGTTAATTTTCAATAAATAAAGGTTGTTATTGAAAATGGTAAGGGCTTTTCTTTCCCGAAGGGCAGGAGGGGGCGAGCGGGGGAACCTGGGTTCCCCGCTACTATTTTGGAAGTTGCGGCGCAGTATCAACCTCTTCGGTATCTTCAATTAACAAAATTTGCTTAGGTTTTTGCTTCTTGTAAACATACTTTGAACTCTTCGTATAGGATGTAAGATAATCTTGAACCGACCTAACTTTGTCTAGCGCACTATATAAATTTTCGCTATTTTTTAAGATGGAAAGACTAAAGAATGATTTATTGTCGTTAGATTGAATAACTTTGAAATTCGGTATTTGCTCTGCTTTAAATCCAGGGACTACAATAAAACAAAATGCGTTATCAAGAGCGCCATAACAAGCAAACTCATGCATAGAAAATCCAGTTTCAAATAAATTTTGCCCACTAATGAAAAAAGTTGGAATTTGAAATTTATTTACAAGTAAGTAATAATCTATAGTCGTTAAATAATAACCTTCTGTATGAATCAAATCGCTAAAGCTTAACTTCTTTGCTTTTACTTGATTAGCCAATAACTTTTTACCTTGTGCTATCATTATATCTAAAATTTGTCCTTCTAATGTTGGCACATATTTTGCATATTCATTGTATAACTCGTTGCGAACTTGCGCTATATTTAAACTTGTTCCCGTTTTCTCACGAATCAAATCAATAATAACGCCAAAAGTGCAAGATATTGTCTTACTATATTCTTTTTCTTTAAAGTTCTT